GGGCGCATTGAAAACGTGCGTGACCGTCCCGCTTGCCCAGCACGAGTACGACGCGCTCGTGAGCTTCTCCTACAACGTCGGCAGCCGTGCCTTCTGCCAGTCCACGCTGGTGAGAAAACTCAACGCCGAGGACTACGCCGGAGCGTGTGCTGAGCTGCTGCGCTGGCGCTTCTTCCAGGGCAAGGACTGCGCGCTGCCTGCCAATGCGCGCCTGTGCGGCGGGTTGGCGACACGGCGCGAGGCCGAGTACCGCCAGTGCGTCGGAGAAGCCCCATGACCCTGATTCCGTGGCCGTACCGCTGGCTGGCCCTCGTCCTGCTCGCCGCTGCGCTGATCGGCTTCGGCTGGGTTAAGGGCGCGGGTCACGTTCAAGCCCGGTGGGACGCCGCCGTCCAGCAACAAACCCTGCAAGCCACCGCCATCCGCGAGCGTCAAGCGCTGGCTACCGTCAAGGTCGTCACCGAGTACGTCGACCGCATCCGCATCGTCCGCGAGAAGGGCGACACCATCATCAAGGAGGTTCCCGTCTATGTGCCCGTTCAAGCCGATGCTGCTTGCACTATCAACCGTGGCTTTGTGCGCCTGCACGACGCTGCCGCCGCCGGTGAACTGCCCGAGCCCGCCCGAGATGCTGATGCGGCCGCCGCAGGCATTGCGCTCTCTGCCGTCGCCGGAACCGTTGCCGCCAACTACCAGACCTGCCAGGAAAACGCCGAGCAACTGAGGGCGTTGCAGGCGTGGGTCAGGGAGATGGGGGCGGCAAAGCAAACCCCTTCGCCCACGCCGTGATCAGACGTCGATGGTCGTCGTTTTCCAGACTTCCTGCGCCAGAGTGATGAGCAGCCCGTGGCGCTTCTCGATGGATGCGGCATTCCACGCGGGAAAAGCCGCAAGCTTGGTGTTGATCCGGGAAATCGATGTGTTCTGCCCCACGTCGGTCAGCGCCACCAGACTGCGGGTCAGGTAGTTGCCGCTCTTGCCGTACTCGACCTGCTTGGCCGTGTAGAAGTCGTTCCCCGCGACGATATTGATCGGCTTCTCCAGCAAAGTCAGATTGCCGAGGCGATTCTTGTAGTCGTCGTAGACCGCGTTCGGGTTCTCTGCCGCCCACGTCGCACGCAGTTCCGCCTTCGGGTTGTCAGGCAGGATGTGCTCGATTTCCAGCTTGGTGAAGGGCTCCAGACTGCCCGGGGTTTTCAGCCCACTGAACGCCATCTCGACGTGCTGGGTCAGTCGCGCGAGCAAGTAGCGTGTGCGGTATTGCTGCATCGAATGCAGCGTGAAGCGCTTGAGGGCGTCGGCCAGTTCCTGCGACTTGCCCGCCATGTTCTTCTCAAAGCGGTCGGCGACGAAGGCGTTGAGCTGCACCTTCTGCTTCACCGGATCGCTGGCCTCGGCAATCGCGCGCAGCTCGTCGGCCCATTGCGAGAAGCTGCGTTCCAGATCCTTGGTCGGCGTCTTGGTGAAGATGTAGTAGAAGAGGAAGCTCTCCAGCTGCGCCACAAAGTGATCGAACAGCGGTTTCGGAAAGTTAGCCGCTGCCAGCAGCAAGACGTAGTGCAAGCTGAATGCACCACCGGCTAGCCGCTTGAGGCTGTCCATCGCCAGACTGGGCTTGCCGTCATTGCCCAGTCCGTTGGCAAAGGCCAAGTAGTGCTCGACGTTGCGGATCACCTTGCGAACGAACTCGAAGGGCTTGCCTTCGTAATCGCACAGCGCCGCGTTGCCCTTGGCGATGAACCAGTCGTAGATCTCGTCCTCGCGCACCACAGCATCGCCGCGTTCGTTCTTAATGACGTAGTTGGCCATCAAGAAGTAGCGCAGGAAGCGCAGCGGCTTTTCCTTCTCCTTCTCCAGCGGCTTGGTGATCTTCTTCCACTCGTCCTTGAGCTGAGTGAACTGGGTTTGCTTGACCTGTGTGAACAGCAGGTTCTTGAGCAGGTCCATCGGGTTCAGACCGACCCCACGCTCATTGATGGTCTCGAAGATCTTCAGCGCACTACTAACGTCCGTAGAGATCTGAATGAACACCACGTTGTTGGCCAGATAGCCCCAATACTTCTTCAGCTTGGCGACGTCGTCGTAGTTGTCCTTCAAGTAGCGGTACAGCGTGCTGTAGGCGTTGACCAGATTCTCCAGCGAGCCGAAGCTGGCGATACCCGCAGCCTGGATGCCTGCGCGCACGGCCAGAGGTTCGGCGTCCAGCTCCACGAGCTTGGCCATCACCTCGCCAGCGCTCTCGTAACGCGGCTCCAGCTTCAGATTGGTGCGCACCTCGCCGTCGCTGTCCACGTAGCTGGTCGAGATCAGCCCGGAAATCATCTGCCGTTGCGGCTCACCCTGGAACAGATGCTTGAGCGCGCAAAGCAGCAGGAAAAACGTGGTCAGGCGCTGCTGGCCGTCGATCACTTCGTAGTGGTTCTTCTGCTCGGTCGGCGACACCAGCACCGTGCCGATGAAGTATTCCCGCGTGGTGCCCGCATCGATCTGCTCGCCGATGTCCTCCAGCAGCTGATGCACTTCCTTGTCCGTCCAGACGTACTCACGCTGGTAGTCCGGGACGATGTAGAAGCACTCCCTGAAGGCTTCTTCGATGCTGTATTTGTGGTTTTCTATTCTTGCCATGCTCTGTATTCCTTGAACCCTGATTTCCGCCTCGTCACGCCTGCCACCAGCCGGGTGCTGCTTCTTCGCGGATGCTCCAACCATCTACCGCTTTGGTGCCATAGCGGTAGGTGGCGATGGGGACGAGTGCTTCGGCTGGAGCGCATCCGCCGTGGTAGCCATTTCGCTTGCTGGCGTAGCGCAGCTTGCTGTTCCAGGCCAGAACAACCTCGTCCAAGCCACTGGCCGCCTTGATTCGCTTGCCTTTCAGCGCGATCTCGCCCGGGTAGGACTCCAGATTGGGTTCGCGCCAGCGAGCGTTCGGGCTCGATCCCTGCATCACCGTGTCTTGGTCGAGCACATGACCGTGGTCACTCGTGAAGGTCACGGACCGGTCAGAGGAACGTGCTTCCGCGAGCAGTGCATCCAGACCTTTGAACTGGGCGATATCCCAGCGAAGCCGCAGTTGGTCAGACTTCATCAAGTGGTCGTCTACCGCATTGATGACCACGGCGACCACCCGCTGACGTGTATCACTCAGAGCCGTCCTCAGGTCATCCGAAAGCGTGACGCCGGAACTGTCGAGCAAGTCGCGCTTGTGGAAAATCGCAGGTGGCTTGCCGGCGACAGATGGTGCAACCAGCGACGGGTAGGCGCTGAAGGCGGATCTCTCTGTCGACGCCGATCCTGCACAAGCAGTGCCGCAAAGCAACGAGGTTCGGGACGCTTCGGTTGTGGACGGCAGCATGGCCAGCAAGGTCGAGCATGAACCATCGGTACGTTCGAACTGAACCCAGCCGTGGTCGGCCAGGCTATGGTGCAGTTCAAGAAAAACCGGAATGCTCATGCCGTCCACCACGATGAGCAGACTGCGACCGGCCTCAGCGACTGGGGCGACGCATTTGTCGAGCGCGTCCTCGATCGGAATCAAGGAGGCCCCATCGGGCTGATCGCTTGACAGCGACTCGGCGAACCGCCGGTCGAACAAATCCCGACGAACGCGCGCAGCCTCACGCAGGAGTCCATAGGCGTTCGCCAATTCAGCGGAGTCGTCACCCTCTAGCAGTACCGTCTGCGCCCAATCCACCCAGCCGATCTCGTTTCGATACTGCTCAGCCAGCGCGTTTAATAGGGAGGGAAACGAATTGGCGGTTTGCGTGAGCCAGCTCACCAAGCGCACAGCCATCTTGCATCGGAGCTCTGATCGACTGTTCAGAACCGGACCGCGATGGGTCACCAGACGACCAAACCGCGAGATGGCTTCGGCCAGGTTGAGTTCGTTCAAGGCAGCGGCGAAGGCCTTGGTCTTTTCGCGCAACGCTGCACTCCCGTATCGCGCGTGAGCGGCCAGGGACTCCGCCTTCAACTGCGTCACCAAAGACTCATAGCGCGCCACTTGCTGCTGTTTGGCTACCTCCGTGGCGCGGTCGAACCAAGCATCGGCTGCTCCAGCCAGTTGATGTGTGGTGTGCGACGAGATGGTCAGCCCATCAAACAGGACTTCGAGGCGCGCGGCGACTTTCGCCCGGTTCGCTTCGGTGCCCGCAGTCTTATCCTCCAAGGCCTCGCAAAGCATCGCAATGGCCACCAGCTCGTCGGCACTGCCCGTATCGATGGCCGCAAAGACGAAGCTCACCAAGTCGCCCAGCGTTTCACGCAGCCGTTGGACAGTCTCTTGGCGAGCGGTGTCTTCCAGCGTCTTGAACTGATCTCGTCTCTGGGCGTCACCCGCCCACTTCAAAAGGTCAAGCTCGGTCGGCGGGTAGGACTCGAAGCCCAGGACGACTCGGAACAACTCCTTCCACGCACGGTCCTGATCCAAAACGAGTGATCGGACCGGGGCATATCCCTCTGCAGGCATGTATCGCACAAGCAGTTCAGCCAGCCAGCGATGGCGAGCCAATCGTGGATCAATGTGCGCTGCCCGAAACAGTGCCAACACCGTCTGCCAAAGGTCGTGGGTGATAGCGCGCCTCTTGGCGCAGCGAGCCAGCACGTCAGTGCCCAGGTCGCTCTCGTCGCCCGAGAAAAGCAGGACAGCGGGCGTCGTGCTGGTTGAGTGACGACGCATGGCGTCACGAACGGACAGCGGAGAGCTGCAGGTCGCGACCGGCCAACTCTCGGCGTTCACATCCACGGCTATGCCATCAAAGGCGTCTGGCGGCAGCCGCAGCAGGATGAACTTTGCTGGCGGGTCTGCTTCGTGGGCCTGCTTGGCCTGAAGACTGATCTGATGCGCCGGAACCTTCATTCCTGTTCCCGGATCACGATCTGAATGTCTACGCTGACCTCGCCAAGGCCCTCCAACAGCGTGCGGGCGTCGGCCAATGCCTTCAGGGCATCAGTCTTGACCAGCCTGGCCCGCTCAATGCGCTGTGGCGCCTTCATGCCAGGTTCCGGTTCCGGCTCAGGGACGGGCTGAGGCTGAGGGGTTGGTGGCGTCGCCCGGTTGGCAACATCAGCCATCAGTGTTCCCGCATCGCGTTCGAACTGGGCGACTGCGGCTTGGAGTCCATCCACGTATTCGTAGCGGAGAACAGCGTGCGCAAGGCTTTCCAGAATCTGGTTTGCGCGCGGTGAAAACTCCCCGTTGCCACCTGCGATCGAGCGCAGGCTGTTGACCAGGAAGTGCTTGGCCTCGACACGTGCCAGAGCCTGGACGCCGCCGAGAACCGCCTTGGTCTCTGCGATTTCCTCGGTACTGAAATCGAGCCGCGACACGATGTTGACGAGGTCAATCTCCGAGCTGCTGCTTTCCATGGCCACAAACCAGTCGCGCAGGCGCGTTGCGCCCGCTTTGCGCAGAGCAGGCTCCCCGCCGGCCATTGTGTCGGTCTGTACCAAGGTCATCAACTGTTCGACCACACGCAGATAGTTCAGCAAGTGCGCTGCCGTGTCGGTCACGCGCTTGCGTGCTGCACGGGAGAACTCCACCAGGCCCGGAGCTGACCGATACAGCGCCGCCATGGCCGGGTCCAACATATCGCCGGCGAGTTTGGTGGCCTTGTCCCATTCGGCCGTTGTCGGCAATGGCTGCTCGCGCACCTCGCATTCATTGGGTACGTTGCCGATCTCGCCCTTGAATGGCTGGCCAAAGCGGTACAGGGAGCGGTTGCTCTTGGCCAGCCAGGTCAGGATCACCAGATCCTGCAGGTCATCGCGCAGGCCGCGCCGGTCTGGAAGATCCAGCCAGCGGCGCAGGTCGCTCACGGTGGGCTCGCGGCCCGACTGCTGCGCAATTTGGCGAGCGAAGTGCTGCGACCAGTCATCCCGCAACTGCAGCGCCGCTTCGCCAACCTCGGCAAGGTCCAGTCTGGGCGCGATGCGCTTGGCATCGTCCCGAAGCGAGGCCTCGAGTTCCACCCGATGGGCTGGCTTCTGAGCCGCCAGCACCATCAGATCAGCGAGTCGTTTGACGGCAATTGGCCTGGGCTCGGCGTCAAAGTGTGGATGGGCCGGGAACTCATAGTCCAGCGCCTGCTCAGTCAACTTTTCGAACGCGTCCTTGAAGTTGGCCGCTACCGGCGGGCGCAACACCAGCGACGGATCGAGGCTGAAGTAGTGCTCGTCGACGGTTTGTGCGGGGTCCAACGCCTCGTGGGCGACGCTGTTGAGCCCATAGGCGGTGTATAGGCAGTTGCGAATGAACTGGCGCAGTTGGTCTCGCTGGTTCGTCAGTAGCACACGCGCCTGCTCGCGGTCGGCCTGCGACAGTTGGCTGGCGTACTGGTCCAGGTTGTTGCCACGCAAGACGAAATTGATGACCACCAGCCGCCCAAGCTGGTCTTGCGTGTTGGGAGACAGGAAGGATGGAAGCCAGGCCACCGAGCGTCCGACACGTCCATCATTGAGGAAGCCGTTGATCTTGGCTACGTCGTCTTGCGGGCCATGCTCGGGTTGATGATCGAATGGGAAGTCGATCAGGATGCGCCACGTTCCTTCCCGCCCTTTGAGGGTGTCGAAGGATTGCTCCCGGACGTTGCCGAACAAAATCTCAGCGCTACGGCGCGAACCGCGCCAGGTGATCTCCATCTCCGGCGGCAGCAGGCTGGAGCCTGCGTCAGCCAACCCCAAACCGTCGGTGATGAGTTGCCTGACCTCGGCCTGCCGGTTCCCCTGCGTGTCAAACGACATCGCGTTGGCCAGAATGGCGTCGGTGTCCACCTTGGCCACTTCCACCGAAACCATGGGGTTCGGCGAGTCGTCGGCAATCTTGATCTCCCCAGCTTGGCCAGCCCAGCGCTTGAGCTTGGTCAGCACGGTGATGCCCTCGCTGCCGGGCACCGGCGTGCGAATCGTGCCGTGGTTCAGTGCTGCGAGCTTGGTGGGCGTCAGGTTCTTCAATGCCTCCACTTCGGGCACCAGCGCCGCCAACACCAGGGTCTTGAGCAGGCGAGCATCGTTCTGCAGTGCAGCCGCTTTCTTGGGGTCGGCCTTGCCCGACTCGATGTCTTCCCAGGTCACGCCGTGCTGGGTCTCCAGAATCGGCAACAGGCGACGACGCCAGAGCTGTTTGGCCTGCTCGAAAAAGAGCTTGATGCCATGGGTGAAGGGCTCGTCTCCCTCGGCAATCACATCGAACAGATCGCCCACCGGGATCACGTCGCCGATCTCCAGCGTGTCGGCCTTGTCCACCAGCATCTGCTGCATCAGTTTCAGGGCTGTGCGCTCGCGCTGCAGCATCGACGACACGGCAATCAAGGTCTGGACCAATGCCGGTGTGAAGGGGTACAGGTCCTGCAGCATCTGCTGATCGCCATCGCGGGTCAGCAGGGTTTGCAGCACCTCGGGCTGGCTGCTGAGCAGCTTGTTGATGGCACCCTTCAGCAGGGCATCCTCGGCGGGGCCGCGTGTGCGCAGCAGCCGCTTCTTGGCGATCTCTGGCAGATTGCGGTCTTCCAGATTCACCTTGTCGAAGCGCGCCTCCCAATACTGCAAGGTGTCGGCGAACGACAACTGCTCCGCACCGGGCATATGCTCGCCGACCAGTTCGCGCAGATCGCGCTGGCGGGCCATGAAGCTGATGATGGGGATCGGACGGTCTGCGTTGCTCGACTCCACTAGCTTGGCGACCTTTTGCCCTTCGCGGGCAATCCAGGCCACATCCGCCGCCCGGCTGGCCAGCCAGAGGATGAACTCGTCGAGGAACAGGATGATGCCGTCGTAGCCCAGGTCCTTGGCGTGGTGCGACATCGCCGACAAGCCTTCGTCGAGCGAGGTGTACATTTCGCGCTGCGAGGCCGACAGGTGGCTCACGCTGCCGTAAAAAGCGCGTGTCAGCGCCCCAACCAGTTGGAAGCGCTCAGGGCTGCCAGGTGCAGCCTTCAGCGTGGCCTCGAAGCGTGCAGCGGCCCAGGTTTGGGTGACGCGACCCCAGCCACCGC